CAGCAACACTGGTTAAATCAGTATCTAAAACACCTGATTTAAGGTTGTCAACTTCAATATTTGACACGGTATTATTATCAACATCAATGGTCTTATTGGTTAATGTTTGCGAGCCAGTTAATGTGGTCACCGTTGCATCAATATTAACAGTTACACTATTACCTGAACCCACTGAGGTTAAACCCGTACCACCGGCAATGGTTAATGTTTCAGCATCTAAATCAATACTTAATGCACCACCTGAGTCACCTTGGAAGTCAAGATCACTGGCAGTAACTTGAGCATCAACATAAGCCTTAACTGATTGCTGCGTTGGTATTTTAGTAGCTGAGTCTGATCCCATACCATCTTCATCAATAACAAACCCCATACCTGATGTAGATGTTTCTGCTGTGTTTACATCCTCAATCCATGCACTGCCTGAGTAAGTTTCGTGCCTACCAGTTGTACTGTTAAAACGGGTATAACCGGCTACCGCTGTTGCCGGTCTTTGTGCGGTAGTACCTGAGCTGCCTTTAACAACACCAGTTGCCGAAGTCTTTTCTGGGATTGCCGATATATTGGTATCCATCTCTGTATGTGTGAGTGCTGATCCTTTTCCTGCCCTTGTTGTGATTGCCATGTTTTAACCTCTAAATTAAATAAGTGCCTGAGCTATTTTTATAATGCGTTTCCGCATATTCCCTTGTTGTAATTTGTATTAAACCTGATTGGTCTGTTTCAACCGATAAGATAATAAAATTACGGTTTCTATCTAATAGATCACTATTAATAGTGACTACATCACCCACCTCTAAATGTGCATTTTTAACCGTAGTTGCAAATGACAAAGCCAGTGGTGTTTGTTTAACCCTAGTGCCTGATGAGTTTTCAGTGTATCGCATTGCATTTAATGCAATTTCTGCTAATTCACCAGCTTGCGTTGCATCAGTCACGCCCTTTGCATCTAGTGTTTTTTCTAATGTTTGCCCATCAAAAGTTTGTAAATCTGTATCTTCTTTGACCACTTGTGCAGATAACCATTCATCATCAGGGTTGACGTATTTGAAAATAATCTTATTAGCAATATCTCGGTTGCCTTTCATTGATATATTTAAGCTATTGTTAATAAAATCATCATCTGTTAAGGTGTCAACCACTGTTTGTGATTTACTGTCAATTTTTAATTTCCACTCATTAGCTGAGTGAACAATTTGCCCACGACAAGTAGCCAAAACATCTTGAATAACTGATTGGATATTGGCCTGCTGAATACTTGCAACATTGACATTCCAGCCATTAGTTGTGCAGTTGGTTTTGGCGGTATAAAATGAGGCAATATTAATATCAGCATCCGCAATACTAAGACCATCAGTTAATAAATCTAATACTACTTCTGCCGGATTAGTTGTGTATGTTTCTGCCGTGCTAATTGTCGTTGAATTGGTAACGGTTCTTATTTTTTTACCTTTTATCAAAACATTCAAATTAGCCATTTGCGTATTTTTATTTTCATCACCATCAAACACTTGATGCACTGCTAAAAATGCAGTATTTGCGGGTATATCCACACTATCTAGGCTAAGAGTTGCACCCGTTGAGGTTGCACCGCTTGCATTAGTGACAAAATCAACCGCCTGCACATCGGTTGCTGTCGATGCAGCATCGTACCATTTGACATGGACGTAAGTTGTTTCAAACTTATTTGACCCTAATGAAGTCATGGCCGTTTGATTACTATAAATGCCTGTTATATCTTCAATGGTGTGGCCTGCAATAACAATGATTGCCCAAAAATCTCGGTTATATCCATTAGCTGTCGAATCTGAGTTAATCGCCGCATTGGTTGTTTGATAGATAATATTGCCGGCTAAACGGTTAAAGCCAAACACTTGAGGCACGGGATTAATATTAGATTTTTGTGTTTGTAATTTCATGCCAGCATACGCATCAGCACCAACAGTATCGCCAATATCAGCAGTTAATGAGTTACCTATAATTGATGCAGCAACCAATGTGACACCAATAGCTGTGGCCAATGCAATGCCCGACAAACTGGCAATGGTAGCACCCCACGCAAATGCCCCACCGGCTGCCCAAGCACCAATTCCCGGAGCAGCGATCATAAGTGCGATACCAACAATTAATTTAACCTTGTCACCCACAATCAACTCTCATAACTAAACACTTTTTGTCCAGTTTTTTATGTACCACTTGGCCTAAATCCTCGCTATAAACCCAGTAAGTAAATTGATTAATAACAACACCAACCGTTTTTTTAGTAAGAACAATATCATCTTTTCTAGGGTTATTTACTTTTGAGCAAAAACTTCTAAAAAAATTGATATGTTCTTTCTTAGCTAAATGCCGTTTTTCGTTCTTAACAAACTCATCTAAATTACTAATATCAATCGTATAGTCATTCCATACACGCGGCAAAACATATCTAATATTCAAATAATTAACAACAACGGTAAAGCAATTAGTCATCATGTTATGTTTTGCTGACCCCAATAAACCACGTCATTAATAGCATCCACTATGGTGGTAAATTCGTTTTGGTTGTAGGTGCGTGATGGGTATGGTTTTGACCAATGGGCAAACTGCGTAGTCAAACTGCCATTTAGTGCTTGTGATGATGCTGAAAATGTATCAATCACCCCTTTAAATAATGTGTAACTGTCCTTAGTTAATCCGCTAATTTCTAAGCGCGGGTAAGTTGTTGATCCTTGGTCACTAACACCAAACTCATAAGTATCTGAGCCAACGGTTTCACTGGCCGGTGTATAAATAACCCTTGTTATTTTGCAGCGGTTATTACGCCACTCTGATGCCAGTGCCTCAGTGGTTAATGCGCCATTAATATTATCAATGGTGATATTAATACTATCTGACTGCATGGAAAAATCCTCTGCCAATTTATCAAATGAGATGGCCAGTGGTGTGTATTCATTAGTGCCATCATAAACAAATACATCGTGGTCAGTAAAGCGCAAAATCTCACCGGCATCTGTTTGGTCATAATCCCAGTTTTTATCCATATCAAACTCAAACAAATGCAACAATGCAAAAGCCTCATCGGTACGTGTATTACTGGTTATAGTTTTACTCATTGCAGTGACTCCACAATATCTGTTGAGCAGATATACATACCATCCACCCGCCGATCAAATTTAAAAGAATCAGTCATAAAATAAGCTTTGGTTTTGCCTGCTGATCCAAGTGAGATTGACCCCTCTTTTGGCATGCCAAACGTACCCATGACACCGGCTTTTTTACGATAAAACTTAATCAATTCTAAAAATTCTGATTCTTGCAATAACCAACTCAAAGTGTATTTACGGCGTAAGCCATCCCTGTCTTTAATGTGTCTTGCTGATTGGCCAATATTAGAAAATATTGAATTTGTTAAATATTCAAATTCCACCTGAAACGGCTCTGCACTTGTCAATACAGTGGTAAATGCAGTGTCAGTAGAAGTAATTGGTGTATAAGCTGATGATTGGGTAAATGCACTTTGATACTCAGTGTAATTAAAAAATACACTTGTCACCATTTTGATACTGCCTGAATATAATGAGGGTGCAACCACGTTAAATTTAAACTCTTTAAACGCCCAAACTGAGGCATTTAAACCCATCACATCAGGGCGTAAATCGTGAATATCATCAGCATCAACAATAACGGTGTTTGAATGGTTGGCCTCATAAACTGTTTGTAACGCCTCAAATTGCGTTTTACTCAAATTGTTATAACTAATTTGCATCTCAATTGCTGGTATTGAAGTCGTAACCACGCGCTGTGTTTTGCCACTGTTAAAATGCAATGGCTGGCCTTGTTTAAGCCATTCCTCAACTTGTATATGACTATGGTTGGCCATAATGGTTGTGGTTAAATTATTCATTACACCACCTGTTTAATGGTGCGCCTAACGCTACCATTAGAAGTTAGGGATGAGTTAATAATGCCCTCGATGGTACTGCGATTATTAACCAAATAATTATTAAATGAGGCTGCATCAATAGCCTGCACATTAAAGTTAATTTCAGCATTGACCTGTTTAACCTCACCAGTGGCAGTGTTAAGTTGTGAATTGGGTATGATTTTTCCATTGGTGTTACTTACAAAAAGTTCCGCGCCCTGCTCACCCACCAAATATGGTTGGTTCTTTTTAACTGCACCACCATGCGCCAATCCGGGAATTGTAAAACCAAAGCCACCGGTCAGGCTGCGCACTATTAATGCTCTAACTTGCATCCTAATTAAATCAGCTAAGATTGTTCTTGCCATGTCTTTAAAAGAGGTTTTAACCCCCATCAACATATTAACAATACCATTCTCAACGGTTTGCAACCCTTTTAGTGTATTCGTTGTTATAAATGTTTGACCAGTGTCAACGGTTGCAGCATATTGTTTCCATCCCTCGGTCATTTTTGACCAAACGGTATTTTTGTCATCGACTGCACCACCCACAATATCGGGATGACCCTTAACTGCATCTGATGTATCGTTGATCGTTTTTAAAGTTTTTTCTAATGAATCTCTTAATGATTTATTATTAAATGTGAATTTGATTTGTGACTTATCAGCATTTGCCATCTCTTGGTTAAGTTCAACCAATCTAGCTGCTGCACCTTTTGCCATTTTTGGTGCTAAGTCCTTATTGCCAAGTTGTTTTTCAACATTGACAATATCTTGCATGATTTCTTTGGTATCTCTAAAACCACCCATAGCCACTGGCAAGGCAGCTTTGATTTTATTAATCCAATTAATTACACCATTGCCCATGTGGTCAAAGGCCTCAAGAATATTGATGGCCATTTCAACAATTGCTGATGCCATTTTGCGGGCAACTTCACCAATGCCGCCACCCTCTTTAACTTTCATTTCTACCCATGCACGGATTTTGTCAGTGATGGTTTGAATGGCTGGTGCTAGTTTGGCAACCGCCTGTGTGAATGTTGAAGTTAAAAAGGCTGATAACCTAGTCATGGCATCGTTGGCATCTTCAACGCCTTTGGCGGTTTCAGCACTCATAACTAAGCCAAGTTTATCAGCCTCAAGCATTGCCTCGCGCATGGCTATTGATCCACCCTCTAACACATTAATCATGCCTGCGCCACGCGCACCAAATAGCTTATAAGCTAAATCAGCTTTTTCGGTCTTATTGGTTAATCCGGCGGTGACATCGGCCACATCACCCATCACGTCAGTAACACCCCTTAGTGTGCCATCTGATTTTAAAACGCTAATATTGTATTTTTTAAATACATCTTTTGCTAGGCCAACACCACGCGACATGTCACCCATATTGACGGCTAATTTTTGCACGGCCTTGTCAAGCTGCTTTGACTCCATGCCACCCAAACTAGCAGCGTGTCTGAGGCGTTGTAAATTCTCAAC